ATATGTTGGTTCAAGCTGGTGGTCAGGAAATAATGACCAAGGAAGGCATACCTGCATATCCACCACCTGGAGAAAGAGGTGGAGGAGGATATATGGGCAGTTCTTCAGGTGCGCCACCAGGAGAACATGGCGGATCAGGTCCGACACACCAAGAACAACAAAGTGCTAACGAACCAGGAACATCATATGATACAGGCGGCGTTCCAGATTACGAATCTGGACCTGGAACACCAGAGCAGTCTGCCGTTGTATATGGAGAGGTAGATGCCGAAAATGAATATTTACCGCCTGACAAAGACCATTATCTAGCAACCCAAGCAGCCATCAACGCATCTATAAAAGACATGGGTGATGATTATGCTGCCGATTGGAATGATTGGTCCAAAGAACAACAGGACACTTACCAATTAGAAATGAATAAACTAAAAGGTACAGAGGGTAAAAACTATTCTTTTTATAAGGGCAACAAAGGAACGACCAATTTAAGTTTTAATGAACACTGGAAAGATGCAGTGGTTATAACTCCAGCCCTGAAATATACGCCTAACCTGAGGCTTTTGGTTTCGGCTGCCAACACCTTTAAAGAAAATTTAACTACTGATTACGGCACATGGAAATATGGTGCGGCAGGAACAGAAGCAGGAAAGGCTGTTGACCAAGGCGGCTGGATGGGGAGAGTATTTAATAGCGATGGTTCTGTTAATACAAATATTACCGAGAGTGAAGCCAGCCAATTATATCTGGAAGCTCAAAACGATTTGCCTTTTTTAATAGGAGGCACAACACCACAAGATTCAATGGTTAATAAATATTTTTCAAATTTAAACAATTCTAACCTTGGAATTTCATCGGATTATCTAAGCACCTACAATGCTGCCAAAGCAAATATTGCAAACACTTTAAACATGACACCCAACACTCAGCAATATGGATATGGCAATACTTTTAACGACAACTATGCAAGAAGCATGACATCTGCCAATCCATTTTTTGACGAACTAACTAGCGAAGGATTAATATAATGAAATTTAATTTAAGAGGATTACTACAAGACGAAGAATTTTTATTAGGAGCAGGATTACTTTCTGCCGGATCACAAGGTCAAAGCATAGGACAAGCTGCTTTTCCATCTATACTACAAGCTGCACAAGTTAAAAAGGCTTTTGCCTCCGATATTAAAAAAACAAAGGCGGTTTTAAATACTGTAACTGGTCAACCACAATTTGCAACAGAATTACAGATTCAAAATAGCAATGGAGTTTTAGTTCCAATACCCAAACAATCAACCGCACCCAAGATCATTATAGGTGGAGATGTTGCGGAAAAAGAATTTGAAAAAGTGTTGGGCAAAGATGAAGCTGGGTTCGTTACAAGTGTTAGAAAGGATGGCACTCAAGCTATAGACCAAAATGCTTCATTAGATGTTTTAAATGAATTATATGCAGAGCTAAAAACAGGTCAATTTGGAACAACCCTGCTTGACTTATCCAAACTTGGTCAAAGATTTGAAGTTAATATGAACTGGCTGTCAGCTTATAGTAAATCTGGCAAAATAGATCAAACGATTGCAAATGCAGAAGTTTTACAAGTTATGTCATCAAGTTTTGTATTAGATGCAATCGGCAAAACTAAAGGTTCGGTTTCTGACAAAGAAATGGCTTTCTTTATGTCGTTAGCTCCAAGTTTATCTATGTCACCAGATGGTATTAAAAATGTTGTTGCTATTACTAAAAGAATTAATGAAAGAAAAATAGAAAAACAAACATTGTTAGATGAATGGATTGCAGACGACACAAGACCAGGACAAAAGAAAAATGTTGATGGCACAATGATGACTTTTAATCAAATGTGGACCAAGCATGTAAACGGCAAAGATCAAGATGGTGAATTGTTAAATCCATTATTTTCTAAAGAAGAAAAAGACAATATGTTTAATATTGCCCAAAAGGTAGATACTGATGAAGGGGTTCAAATTATAGAATACCAAGGTAAAAAATATTATGTTTTACCTGATGGTAATTATATACCGCTTAACTAAGGAAAAATTTTATGGTTGATATAGTCGAAGATGAAGAATTAAAGAAAAAATTAAACGCCATTATTGCAAAAGAGCAAGTAGAGAAAGATTATAATTTAGGCGATGGTCAAATAGTAACCGATGAAAAAACCATTGATGCTTTAAATAAATTAAAAAGCGATAAAGAAAATAAAATTAAAGAAAAACCCACATGGTTTGAAAACATTCTTGAAAAGGGAGCTGAGATTTTTACAGGAAACAAAAGAACAGAGTTTCCAAATATGGATGAAGTTTATCAAATTAAATCAAAAAATCTTGCAAAAGATTTAGGAATTAATATTGGTTTTATTACCAACGCTGATCCAATGGCTCACCTAGATATGATTACCAAACAGTACCCAGGTACAGCTATATCAAAAGACAAGCATGACAATATTATGGTTACGCTTCCCAAGGGCGTTGTAGAGGGCAACAACAGAACCTTTTATCTTGATAAACCTGGTCTTACTTTTAATGGTGCTGTTAATACATTAGGTCAAACCTTATTATATATTCCTGGTGCTGGCTGGGTTATAAGAAATGTTACTACCGGTGCATTAAAAAAAGTTGCAGCTCATGGTTTACTTGCAAGCACAACAAGTATTGGAACCGATGTTGTTAGTTATGGTCTTGGCTCAGAGCAGGGCAAAGGTCTACTGCCTGTTGTAGAGGAAGGAAAAGCTGCAATGATGCTGGTAGCTGGTTTTGGAGGAGAAGCAGTTGGTCAATTTCTTTCAACATGGACCGGCTTTAATGTGGCAAAGAATTTTTTGAAAAATAAAATTCCTAGCAGATTTAATGTCATGTCAGGATCTGGCATCTATTTTGACAATAGGGGATCTATTACAAATAAAACAATTGAAGCCGCTAAAAAACTCGGCACTTCTGAGAATGTTATGAATAATAAATCCTTGATGTTGGATTTTGCCAAGGCTTTAGAATCAGGTTTAGATGCTCCTATCGCAGCAAACATGGTGGGATTAAACGAATTTGGTATATCTGTTTGGCTGGCTCAAGCATCAGGAAATAAAAAAGTTTTAAATAAATTACAGTTAATGAGGGATGGTGCTTATGGAGATGATTTACAAAAAATTATTCTTGCACAAGATGACAAACAGTTAAAGCAAGTTTTTACCTATTTACAGAAATACAGAAATAATTTAATTAAATCCAAAAATGCCAATCCTTTAGATGCACCTCCAGGCACTGCAAACGCTGCAACAAAAAATATAGACGACAATCTTTCAGAGGTTACTTTACTTTTAAAAGAAACAGAGAAAAAAATGAAAGCTAGGGTAAATGCCAAGTATGATGCTGTTAAACCTACTCAAAAATTAAGTTTTAATAAACCTGTTTTAAAGAATTTTACTCATTGGGTTAATAAAGATTTATTAGATGTGGACACAGGAATTGGGCAGGTTTTAGATAAAACTCTTATGCCGCAAGCTACTATTGCAATGAAAAGATTACATGGTTTTATGGGTAAATTAGAAAATAAACGCTTATCAAAAATAACTGTTGGAATGTTAGAAACAGAAAGAAAGGCTATTAATAACATGCTAGGTCATGCCCAAGGTGTAGATAAAGCAGCATTGATGGTTATTAAAAAAAGATATGATACTTTTTATGAAAACGCTTTAGAAAAAGGTTTAAAAAGTGGAAGTAAAGAAGTATTAGATGCTTATAAAGCGGCTAGATTAGAACACACTAATTTTATGAAAATCTTTAGTCCTCAAAATATTATTAAAAACAAAGTTAAACAAAGCGATATGGGTACTAAAGTCATAAGAAATATTTTGGATGGCGAGTATAGTGGAACACAAATTGCCAATTGGCTTTATGGAACCAACTCATTAGGAAAAACATCGCAAACACAAAGTATTCAAACTCTTAAAAAATTAAATACTATTTTTAAAGATGGTAGTGATGGCAGGCAATTAATAAAGGATGGTGCATTTTTAAGAATTATTGAAAATAGTTTTAAGAAATATGGATCAAGAGAGATTTTTGATCCTGAAAAATTTGTTATTAATGTTAGAAATGCCTTTGACGGCAAAGGTAAAAATGTTTCAGAACTTTTATTTTCTAAAAAAGAAATGAACACTTTAATAAAGTTTGCTGACAAATTGGAAAGGGATATACCAAGAAAAACCTTTGTTTATGCACAAAAGGGTGCGGATGCCTTTATGAATATTTGGAACTCTTTTATGAGGTCGGCAGTTGGTATTGCAGGTTTTAATATAGGCGGCATACAAGCTACTTTGGCGGCTAGATTTGGATATGATGCACTTGCTAGACAAAGTGTAAAAAATGTACATCTCAAAGAAATGCAAGATGCTATAATGAAACTTAGCTTACCTAGTGCTACAGGTGGTGCTGGCTTAATAGATCAATCAATAGAAAAAAGACCCTTTATACAATCAACAGATAAGAGTTATAAAGGAAAAGTTATACCTGAAGCCTCAACATTAGAACAATTAAAAATCATTCAATCTTTAAACGCATATAGATAATGCCAACACAATCTCAAAAAAATACACAGGAAATAATTAAATTACAAGGGGAGGTCAGATTAGTGAATCAAAAAATAGACACCCTGATTAACAATCACCTTACCCATCTTGAGACAAGAATTAACAATATTAACAAAATTTTATGGCTGGTACTTATACTCGGTATAACCAGCCTGGCAGACATCATCAAAACGGCACTTCTTTCATAAATAAAGCGGACACAGGAACCATTTCGGAGCATTTAGCCATCTGCGATTTAACGCAGCAGGGCTGGATGGTTTCCAAAGCCTGTTCCCCACAGTGTATTTTTGATTTAGTGGCGGTTAATGATGAAGGCCAGGTAAGGTTAATAGACGTAAAAACCAAATCGTTTCGTAAAAAAAATAGATGGACCATCTTCAGGAGTCCGTCTGCAAAACAGAAAAAACTTGGTGTTGAAATTATGGTCATTGATCCCATGCGACATCTTTTAAACCACAGGGAAAAACATCATGATAAACCAAAGAAATTGTAAGAAGTGTAAACATTTATGCCACTGCATAGAGGCAGACCATGAAGGATGTCAGTGTAGCGGATGCGAATGTAGCAGCAAGGAATATTTTCGACATTTTGATAAAAAAACAGAAGATAAAAGCAAACAACAAGAACGAGAAAACGATTTAAGTTTTGAAAACAATGGCGTTGTTATTGACGACACCAATGAATGTGAAGGGTGCCAATAGGCATAAGGAAAAATAATGAAAAAAAACAAGAAGAAAAACAAGAAGAAAAACAAGAAAAAAAACAAGAAAAAGAAAAATAAAAAGAAAAGAAAATAAATGATTAAGGATTTTGTTTTAAGTTTATTGGAAACTTACGGTGGAAAAATATCTTGCTGGGCTTGGAACCAAAGGTGGAATAAGCGTCATTTCAACATACGATCAAACGATTATTATAAAACAGCCAAAAAATGATTCATCATCCCCACCATAAACACATGATGGCGATGTATGTTTTTATTATTCTTTATTTAGTGATGGATATTATCTTTTAATGCCAAGACCAATTAGAAAATTTATAGTCAGATTAAGAATGTGGTACGCTGCATTCAGAGGGCATAAAGGTATGCGCTGGAATTACGAACCTTCAGAGCATTACTTCGGCAAAAGAAAGAAATGAAAATCTCTGAAAACACAGCCGTAAAAAACTTATATTGGAATAACAATCAGCAGAATTACCACAACCGAATTATTATCATAATGATAATAGTAGTATCAATGCTTTAGGGGTTGATGCTTCAATCTTGCTTAATCAAGGAGGTTAATTATGACAAGATACGACTTAATGGACTTTGATCCATTTAAAAACTACACCATAGGGTTCGATAGAATATTCGATTCTCTATTGGAGGTTTCAAAACTAAACACTTCAAACTTTCCGCCATACAATATAAGAAAAGTAAAAGATGGCGAGTATGAAGTAGAGCTGGCATTAGCCGGCTTTAATAAGAAGGATATTAAAGTTGAATTAAAAAATGGAACTTTATCTGTTTCTGCAACGAAAGAAGAAAAAGATTCTAACAATTTAATTCACCAGGGTATTGCTTCAAGAAGTGTGCTTAGAAAATTTTCTTTATCAGAATATATGGAGATTAGGGATGCTGGTTTTAAAGATGGTATTCTTAAAATAAAATGCTTAGAAAATATTCCTGAAGAAAAGAAACCCAAAACAATAAATATAAACTAAACACAAGAGGGGGTGATGAAATATTCATCCCCTCTTTTTAATTTCCATTAACATTTTAATGTTCGGAGGGAGCTATGTTAAAATGGTTAGGGGAATGGTTAGAGCAAAAAGTGGATCATTTAGAAAAGGGCTTAGTTAAAAAATTAGAAGAATCACAAAACTTTCATCGCTTATCCCATTGGCTGTTTAATGAAACTTGCCGATGCCCAAAAAAATAAAATATGCAAGAAACAGAAACCATGAATGAGGTTAAAGAATCTATTAAAGCTCATGAGGGATATAGAAATAAGGTCTATCGGTGCAGCGAAAACCGTAGAACCGTTGGCTATGGACACCTTTGCGTTGAGGATCATTGGGAAGACGGCAGGGAATACGACAAAGCCTACCTGGAAGAAATTTTTGAAAAAGATTTTGAAAACGCATTGTATAACAGCCGAACCTTAATTGGCAATAGAAATCTTGACCACATTGCACAAGGAGTTATTTGTGAAATGGTTTTTCAATTAGGGATTGGCAATGTTTCCAAATTTAAAAAAATGTGGGCAGCGTTGGACCATGAGGATTACGAAGAAGCCGGCAATCAGATGCTGGATTCAAGGTGGGCAAAGCAAACACCCTACCGATGCGGAAAACTGGCAGGAACAATGAAATCAGTAAAACTTTAGGAGGCACTATGGCGTTTCCAATTTTTTCAGCAATTAAATTAGCACTTAATGCTGGATCACACATTTATAAGAAAAGACAAGAAACTAAAATGCGTATGGCAGATGCTCAATATCTCCATGCGGAAAAGATGGCCAGAGGTGAGGAATCTTACCAGGGCAAGCTCTTGGAGGCTCGGCAATCCGACTGGAAAGACGAATTCGTGTTGGTCATTTTATCGTCTCCGATCATTGTGCTTGCCTGGGCGGTCATCAGCGATGATCCTCAAGCTATGGATAAAGTTAAATTATTTTTTGAATATTTTTCTCAATTACCAACCTGGTTTACGTCACTTTGGATTCTTGTGGTTGGAAGTATTTTCGGCATTAAAGGTACGCAAATATGGAGAAATGGCGGATCTAAAAAGAAATAATCCATGACAGAATCATCCCTTGAATTGGTCAACGAATATAAAGATCAGGTCAGAATATTAAAACAGGAAGTCGCTGAACTTCAGGATGCCGGCAAAAGCAAGGATAGCGCAAACAAAAGATGTTTGCAGAAACTGGAATATGCCAATGCGGACCTTGAAAAAGCCACCGACAAAATTAAAGAGCTGGAATCTAAAATGAAAGAATTAAAGTCCGGCAAAACCAAACACCAAAAGGAAGAAGCAAAAGATTAATGAAAATAGCCCTTACCATAGTTGTCTGTTCTTTATTAAGAACGGAATGTATGCACCCATATACCTTTCCTAATACCCATGATGATTTTTATAGCTGCATGAAAGAAGGCTATCAATTGGCATTAGACAAGACTCAAGAGATGGGCAGAAAAAACATCAATTCTGAATTAATCTATATTAAATTTTCCTGCACACAAGTGCCAGGATCAGATGCTTAAACCGCAAGATCGTAAAAAAAAACTTTGGAAAAAACAAAAATTTTCTATTCGTACCGTAGGCAAATGCCGGTATTGCAATAAGGAAGTCACTAACGACATGTCCTTTCTCTGCTATGCCGACAAAAGCTGTTCCCATTATCAATGCGAAGAAAAAGACTATTATAAAAAGATTATTAAACAGGATCATAATAACCGATTAGGATTGGTCTAACTTTATGGATGACCGATAGGCTGTTCTGCAGCAGGGAAAGAGGTGGGAACCAAAAAAAGAATAAAATACAATTGTATGCGAGTTCACAAAATGTTATCATTCATATGTGAGTCAACATACCTTCATACATACAAAACGACATAATATAAGGCAAAAGTGTGTTCTTTTGCTGATTACAAATCAGTTGCTCTACCAAATTGAGCTACGAGGGCATAACCAAACTCTTATAAATATAGCCAAATCTAACCGCAAGGTTATTTTTGGCACTTTTTTTGTGCCTTTTTTAAGCCTGATTTCTTATTTTAACACCGACTGCATACTATTTGCATACTTTTTTTTGATACTTTTTGCATACCTAAACCCACTGATTCAAATTAATTTAATTGTCTTTTATGTTAATTAATGTATATTCTATTGATAACAGAGAGAAATGAAAATTAAACCACATAAACGACATTATAATTCCTTTGGAAAAAAAAGGCATAGCTGGAGGTGGGGTTATATTGAAAATAACAAGCGGCTTTATATCCAGGATAAGAACAAGTCGGCAGTGATTGAAATGGCTGAAAAAATTCAATCCAGATTAAATAATATTGTTTGCCCTTATTCTCTTTCCTTGGTGGACTCTTGGAATTTGTTTGAAAAAAAATGCCGATATAATATCAGCAACGGCAGAATGACCACTGACAATTTCAACGACTATCTATCTATTTATAAAAATCAGATTTTAAAATGGCTGGGCAATGTGGATCTTAAATCCATTGACCGACCATTTATTGAAAAGTTTATCCAATCCTTAAAAGACCATCATTTAACAGACGATTATATAAGAAGAATTTTTAACCTGCTTAAAAACATTTATGGGATTCATGTTCCTGTCCGCATTAAAAACAATATTTTTATCTCTAGCCATTTCTTTGAAAAGCATAAAAACGGCAATGGTAAAAAAACCAAAATCAACTTTGATGTCTGGAGCTTTGACCGAATACAACAAATCATTCAAGCGATGACTCACAGGCCTATTAAGCTCATGTTTAAAATTATAGCTGAAATTGCCTGCCGGCCATCCGAGGCAAGAGCCTTATCAAGAGCCAATTTAAAGTTTAGCAGCAACACCCCCTACATTGAAATCACCCATTCGCTGTCTAAAAATAAAAAGATTAAACCTCCCAAAACGGAGAACGGCTACAGAGAAATTGAAATTGGATCATCGCTGAAAGATGCGCTGATGTTTTACATTCATAAAATTCCCCAAGACCAGGAATATCTGTTTTTAAATACCAGAGGCAATTTCATTGATTTGTCGCAGATGACCGATCAGCTTAACCAATCTTTAAAATCATTAAACCTGACGCTGCCTGTGGATCGTAAATGTTATTTTTTCAGGCATTGGACTTGTTCCTATTGGGCATGGACAGGAAAATACAATAATCCTAAAGACCTGGCGGATGCGATGGGAGATAAGGATATTAATTTTATTAATGAAAATTATATTAAGCTCTATGGCAGAAAGCCGGATTCCCACAAGTATTCAGAATATCAATCCAAGCATTTTAACTGGAAATAACATTTTTTTTTGATTTTTTTTTAGAATTATTTTTTTTAAAAATAATATTATAATTTCGCCGATAGATTTTATTGGATTTTTCACAAGGACCATCCCAGGCTTTGCGTTTACTAATATACTTCATAAACGAGGCGGCTTCACCGCTAGGCTACACCGCCTCTATCCAAAAAATAAACTAGCTTATTTATTATGGAGTTTCTGAATGTCTTTTTTAATCTGTTCATATTGGTGGTGTAATGTGTTGTATTCCCAAATTACCTTTCGATTACATTTGGATTGGATGTGATGTAAAACGGTTGTGTGATCTCGATTTATGGCCTGACTAATCAAGGATAATGACAAAGGGGTTAATTCTCTAAGCAAATTAATGATGATGGATCTGGGAATAACAAATTCTCTTTTTCTTGTTTTGCCCAGCACTTCGGCAGCAGTTACTTTATAAAATTTAGAGGCTGCCTGAAAAATAATATCAATCAATTTTTTATCGCAGGCAATATTTTTGGGATGATTGGCATCAGTATTCGTTAATGCTTTCAAGGACCGAAGATAAATCTTTTGAGGGCGAATGCTGGAACGGCCTAAAGAAACCCCATTTTTTAATCCTGTTCTAAAAATTAACATCTCCCTTTTATTCAAATCGCCAAACATGGGAGCATTAAATCTTCGCCTATATTCTTCTTTAAAATTTATATCCGCTTTAATAATTTTCATCTATTTTTTAAGGGTGGATAAAACAAAATAACCTGAAAGCGAATCATCCACCCTACCCAAAAATGAATTATCATAAAATAATGACAATCCATAAAAACAAACCAAACATTTGTTAATCACGATTGCTCGCTTTATTATTGGGGAGTTTGGTAATACCCAATAATTTTGTTTCTTGACCGGAATAATCTCGATAGTAATTGCCGCTTGCCTTTTGATCGAGGTTTTCCCAGGCTGCAAGAATATTGAAATATTGTTTAGGATATTTATTTATTTTTTCTTTATGAATCCAGACCTGTAAGGTGTTGTTGGGGTTGTGATTAAAAATGACATCCACTTTCCATCCGAAATGATCGCAGATTTTTTTTATTTGTTCGGCAAAAGGTCGGCAGACACACTTTTCCAATTTCTGATAATATTGAAAACTCTTGCCGATTGAATCGGCTAAATTTTGTTGTGATAAATTATTCCAGATTCTATGCAGTGTGAGCTGCTTTGCAATTTGGACAGCCTCTGGCAAGCTGTTTCTTTTCCGATGATACTGCTTGTTTAAGTTCTTTTCCATTTTCTCTCTCCTTTGTTTTTAGTGCAAACCATCCCTATAAGGTTTTTTACAACCTTTAATAACTAAACCGTTACAAGACTATTTATGAACCCATAGGTAGCCTTTTGCTTTCTTCTTCCGAAATCTTGGTAGTAGTATCAGCTATAATATTCTTCTTCTGGTACACCCATTTTTTATACTTTTGCATTCTTTGGGATTCCCTTTCTACTAGCTGTTTCAGTTCCAAGATTTTTTTTGGATCTGCTGTCATCAGACTTTTTGTCCTCCTTGTTTTTAATTCTGGAAAAATTAAACTTTGTTTCCAGAACAGTTACCTTCGCTTTATCGCTAGGATTTTGTTGTTGATGTGCTGTCTTAACATCCCCAAAAAATTCTCTAAATTGAATATTAAATTCATAAAACCATTCCTTTTCAATTTCATTAAAGCTCCTATGGATGCTCATGCGTTGAGTATTCTCTGTTATATTTCAAATCTTTAATTTGACTTATTTGTTCTGCGTCCATTCTGATTTTTCTATGGGCGGATTTTCCCTTAGAAATTAAATGCAAGGCATATAATTCGGCAACAATGACTCCAGCCCTAGCTCTTGAAAAATGGAATTTTTTTCCAATCTCAAGGAAGGTGGGGGAATATTCATGCTTGTCCATAAAGGATGAAATATATTTAAGCACCCTGTACTTGATATGACTTAAATAAATTTGTCCGTTGCTATTATTGTTCATCTTTGTCCTTCTTAAAAATATTTGTAATTTTTGATGAAAAGCGATTCTTCTCTTGATGTTGAATCTCCGCTTTTTCTTTTTCCAATAGGTCCAGGTGTTCCAAAAGTTTTTGGACATACTTGGCACATTTACCAATATCTTCCTTTGCTTTTACCAGGGTAATGCCACCCTTGTTTCCAAACCGAAAATTATATTTGGCTATCTGAAATCTCAATGCGCCAATTTTTTCTTCATCGGTTAATTGAGATAAGATGGCATCCCAGGTTTCTATGCTCTTATCCTTTGTATAATGCGGAGGGTTGTTCACATTATCCACGGCTACTCCTTTTTTAGTGGTTCGTTAATCTTAAATGACATATTGGGAGATTTATCTTTTGCATCCGCATTAACCCACAGAGCCAGATATTTCTTCTTTCCATCAACGGTCATCTGGCCGTCGTAGTTTGGATATTTTTTTCCAGCCTCATCATCTTCTTTTGGTTTTCTTTTCCAAAATGCACCTGTATTATCGTAGTCAGCCATTAGCTTTCCTTTCTTGTTGTTTTTTTGATATTAATTGTTTTTGCCGTTCATAGGCTTCTGAGATTCGTACACTTTCAACAGGATCTTGATTAATTTCTCCTATGTCGTCTGCGTATTCTTGTAATAAATTTTGCAAACCCTTTTCAAAATTATGGGGAGAAGCTGAATATTGAGCTTGCTTTTCATACAAAGCAATAATCTTGTCAGCTTTATTTCTTAAAGTGCCTGAATTATTAGTATGGGGTTTAGTTTGAGCTGGATTTAAAAACTGAATCATTTCCTCTGCGGTAGCAATTTCATCGCCCATAAATCCAAGCATGGATAATGCCCTCCCAACCGAAACGCTGGATTGCTTCTCAAATTCCTTGTCCTTATTCAAAGTTTGCTTTGAAAGTCCGGTTGCCACAACCTTATTATCAAACCATATATCGGTTTGAAATTTATGAAGGTTGTTAGGAAGGTCAAAACTAATCGTAATAATCCTAATTCGATCGCCAAAATATTCCCTGATAAATTTTAAGCGGTAGGGTACGGTTAAATACCTGCCTTTGCCTCCCAACTGGGCATAATCCTTTTTGGGATCAATCTGTTTTTTAAATTCTTCAATCGCCTTGCTTAAAGGATTAACGATTGTCTTAATGCTCTCTTTGATCGCTGATTTCATAAGCCTTTCCTATCTTTCCTTCCTCCGTCAAATGAATACGAACCCTTTTATTAGATTCATAGAATTGTTTTTTAATTGGATCATATTTTAATTTTCCTAAAAGTGCTTCCGACATAATTTGATCCGAAATTTCCATGCCAAACACCTCTTTTAAATTATTCCTTTCTTTTTCATTTAAGTGTTTTTTGGTTTCCTTATAAAGAAAAGAAAGCAAGTTACTAAAAAAGGAGTGAGACATAGAATATTTCTTTTGCATGGTTTCCATCATTTTTTGAAAATCCCCTTTCTTTTGTTCGCTACCCATAAGTTCAAAAAATATATCGTCACTATCTTTAATGAGATTTTTTTTATTCATGCTTTAAATTCCTTCCCTTACATTTATCAGCCATAGTTTTTTTTTCCTTTGTAAAAACTTTCTTTCTTCCCTGCGTTTAAAATAAATTCTAAACACCCAAGACCTTAGAATGGACAGAATTGTAAAAATAAGGGAGATGTTTATCGCATCTAAAATGCTTGGGTGCAGATTAAAAAAGGGAAAGATAAAAATTTGCACTGCAAGCGCAAGAAAAAATCCTGTCGTAATATCAATAAAGGATTCTATAAAACTTTTCTTTACAATGCCCATTACATTCCAGCCTTTCTTAAATGTGTTACAACACAAGAATGAGATTGCTGATTTTTTAAATGCCTAATCTCCTTGTGATTCCTAATATTAGATTCTCGATGAGATTGTTCGATGGATTCCAAGGATGAAATCCTATCTTTTAAAATCTGAATTTTTTGTTGCAGTTCATCTTTATTAAACCGATAGGAATAATAAATACCGGTAACAACGCAGCCGGATATAATCGTTGCAAGCTCTAAAAAAGTATTGTCGTTTAACATTGATAGTATCCCTTAAACCTTTCAATCATGGCAGGATCAACACCCTTCCACCAGAAACCCTGCTT